GTATACCAGAGTTCCTATTAAGGGAGATGGTAGTGGAGCAGAATGTACAATTGTTATTAATAATGACCAAGAAGTAGAAACTGTAACGATATCAAACCAGGGGTCTGCATATACTTATGCAAATGTTGACTTAGTTGGAGGAAATGTGCCAACGGGAACAACACGACCAACATTTGATGTAATTATATCACCAAGAGGTGGTCATGGATATGATATTTATAGGGAACTTGGTGCATATAATGTTTTACTATACTCAAGAATTGAAAACAACAACGAAAATCCAGATTTTATCACAGGGAATCAAATCGCAAGAGTGGGTATTATCGAAAATCCAGAAGTGACAACAGGAACATTATTAACAGCAGATAGAGCAAGCGCAGTTAATGCTCTTCGTTTAACTGGAGCAGGATACAGTTCTGCAACTTTTACTGCAGATTCTTTTATAACTCAAACTGTTTCAACTGGAACAACCGCAGTTGGTAGAGTGATTAGTTACAATCAAATAACTGGAGTTTTGAAATATTGGCAAGATAAAACTCTTGCTGGATTTAATACAGTCGGAACTGCACAATCAAATCCAAGTTATGGGTTTGATTTGACAAAATTTACTTCTTCACCAGCAAGTGGAGGAACATTAACTATTGCTGGTGGATCAGTGGGAAGTTTAACAATTGATAATAATTACAGCGGTATATCTACGGTAATAAATAATAGAACATATTATCTTGGTCAAACTTTTTCTAGTGGGATATCAAGTCCAGAAGTAAAAAGACATTCAGGAAATATCATTTACGTTGATAATAGACCCTCAATTACAAGATCATCAAATCAAAAAGAAGATATTAAAGTCATTTTGCAGTTCTAAAAAATTATGTCTCAGCAAACAAATCTCAACGTAGCACCGTATTTTGATGACTTTAATCCTGGCGATGACTATCATAGGGTTCTTTTTAAACCAGGATATCCAGTTCAAGCAAGAGAACTAACAACTTTACAATCAATATTGCAAAATCAAATCGAAAGATTTGGGCAGCATTTTTTTAAAGAGGGTGCCAAGGTTATTCCAGGTAATACTGGATATAATGCCATTTACTATGCAGTCCAACTTCAAAATGATTATCTTGGAATTCCAGTTTCTGCGTATGCTTCACAATTAATTGGTTCAAAAATAACGGGAAAAACTTCGGGTGTAACTGCCGTTGTAGATAAAGTGCTTTTTCCACAAGATTCTGGAAGAGGAAATCTGACACTATACATCAATTATTTAAATTCTAGCACACAAAATAATTCAACTCAACAGTTTGCTGATGGAGAGCTTTTAACATCAAGTATTGTTATTACATCAGGTCTTCTAGGGAATACTACAATTCAAGCAAATGAACCATTTGCACTAACTTTAGCAAATAATGCAACTGCGGTTGGATCGTCATTTAATATCTCTCAAGGTGTTTATTTTATTAGAGGAAATTTTGTAAATGTAGATACTGAAACTTTAATATTAGACCAATATACAAATCAACCAAGTTATAGAATTGGTTTGTATATTAATGAAGAAATTATTACTTCTGATATTGATGAAAGACTCACAGATAATTCTCAGGGAAATAACAACTATGCAGCCCCTGGTGCGGATAGATTAAAAATATCAACATTTTTATTTAAAAAGTCCTTGACAGACTTTGACGACAATAACTTCATCGAACTTGCAACTATTGTAAATGGAGTTATTCGTGTAAATAAAACAACATCAAATTACAGTATTATTTCTGATGAATTAGCTAGAAGAACCTATGCCGAATCTGGTGATTATGTAGTATCACCTTTTGAAATTTCTGTAAAAGATTCTTTAAATGATAATCAAGGAAATCGTGGTGTTTTCAATAGGGGTCAATTTACTTATGGTGGAGCAACTCCAAGCAACAACTTGGCACTTTATCAAATTTCTCCAGGTAAGGCTTTTGTTAGAGGGTATGAGGTTAATTTGATTTCAACAACATTTTTAGATGTAGATAAACCAAGAACCACAAAAACTTTAGAAAATCAATCATTAGTTTACAACACTGGTCCAACACTAAGACTCAATAAAGTGTATGGAGCACCACAAGTAGGATTAGGAAATACTTTTGTTTTAAGTTTAAGAGACCAGAGAGTTGGATCTTCAAGCACCACTGCGGCTGGTTCAGAAATAGGATTAGCCAGAGTTTATGATTTCAAATTAGAATCTGGTTCATATAATTCATCAAATAAGAATTTAAATGAATGGCATGTGTCTCTTTTTGATATTCAACCATTTACTAAATTGCATTTAAACCATGCGACAACTCTTACTTTTCCAACTCATGTAAAAGGCAATAATAGTGGAGCGTCTGGATTTCTAAGAAGCAATGTAACTTCAGGTAAATCAGTAATTTTATATGATGTTAAAGGTAAATTTATTCCAAATGAGTCTCTCTCATTTAATGGTATTAACTCTGGTTTGATTGGTGTAGCAGTCACCGCACATGGAATATCAGATATAAAATCAGTTTATGGAAAAGTCGGAGCAGCAAAAACTTTTAACGCTGATGTAATTCAATCATCAACTGGAGTTATAGGTATCGCAACTGTTGGGGTTCAAACTTATTTTCAAAATGAAGAGTTATTTAGAACAAGAATAACACACACAGTTGGTGTTGGATCTACAGTCGTATATTTAAATTCCATTCAATACAGTTCAAATGGAATTGATGATATTTCAATTTCAATAGGAAATTCTATTACTGCGGGTGAAGTAAATGGGATAGGAATAACTAATGCTCCTATAGTTTCTGTTGCCGGCACATTTATTCAATTTAGTTCAGCACATGTTGATTCTGTTGGAATATCAACAACAATAAATCTTGGAATTACAACAACGGTTGGATTTGGATCGACAACAATTTTTGTGAATGATATTCCAGCAGGAGTTACAATTGGTAGTAGTATTACAGTTGGAACTGGTTTAACAGCAGCACCTATTGTTGCAGTCGGAAATACATTTGTTATAGTTTCATCTGGATCAACACTGAATTCACCTCTAATAACAACAGTTAGTTCTTTAGTAGGAATTGGATCAACTTCAATTTTTGTTGGAATTGTAACTGGAGTTGTCGCTGGTGTCAGCTCTATGTCTGTAGGGACTGCTCTTACAAATGTTACTATTGTTTCAGTTGGAGATACTTTTGTAAATATTGGAGTGGCGAATACTGCTGGAGTTGCAATATCATCAGGAATAGCAGTTACTTTTAATAATGTCTCCTCAATGATAACTGGAACTGCAGTAACGTTCTCAAGGATTTCCAAACTTGTCGCGGGAGACGAGGTTATAATATCAAATCCACTCTTAACAAGCACAATAAGATCATCAAATCCATTATTCCCAGGTGTAAATCGTTTATTTAAAAATAATCTAATTTCCTATACCGACACAACCCTTCCAGACCCTGTTTTTGCGAGAGTTGTTAGTGTTGGAACTACAGTTGTAGAGGTAACTAATATTCAAACTGTATCTGGAATAACCTCTTCAGTTTTACCATCAATATCTTCTTTACAAGTTACTGATTTAAAAGTAATTAGAACAGATTTAGAATCATCATTAGACAACACTTTATATACAAAACTACCAAAAAATAACATTTCTAGTGTTAATATTTCAAATTCAATATTAAAAATTAGAAAAATATTTACAGTTAATATTTCTCAAAATCAACTATCTGCAACTGTAACTGCTGGAACAAACGAAACTTTTTCCGCATTTGATGTTGAAAGGTATTCTTTAACTAGGTCTGATGGAACAGTTGAAACATTAACTGCAGACATGTTCTCTTTTATAGCTGGAGGCACACAACTACAAATTTATAATCTTGGATCTAATGATACTGACGCAACTCTAACCGCAACATTAGAAAAAATAAATCCAAAATCAAAGGTAAAGAGAAAAAATAGAGTAAAATCTATTCTAATAAGCAATTCAAAATATGAGGGCTCTGGAATTGGAGGCACAACATTTAATGATGGACTAATCTACGGTGAATATCCATATGGAACAAGAGTTCAGGATGATATTATTTCTCTCAATACAGCAGATGTTGTTGAAATTCATGGAATATACGAATCTGCAGATACCACTGATCCCTCACCACCAAAAGTCGTCCTTGCCTCCATTACAAGTCCATCTTCCACCACTTCTGAATTGATTATTGGTGAAGAATTAGTAGGACAAACCAGCGGAGCGATTGGAATCGTTGCAGAAAAATTAACAGCGTCTCAGATTTCATTCATTTATAAAAATCAAAACACTTTCAATGAAGGTGAAACTATTAATTTTGATGAAAGTAAAATAAAAGCGCAGATAGTTACACTAGACACTCCAAGTTTTGACATATCATTTAATTATAGTTTTAATACTGGACAAACTGGAACTAATTATGGACATGGTTATTTGTCTAGAAAGGCCACAGTGCTTGAACCAAAGAAAAAAATAAAAGTTTATTTTAGTAGTGGATATTATGATTCAACCGATGATGGAGACATAACAACTGCAAGTTCGTATGATACCTTTAGTTATTCTTTAGAAATTTA